CGGTTGAATATCTGCCACAGATCGCCAATTCTAAACAGGCTAAACCACGTCCTCTTGCTCAAGGAGCTAGGCCACCGGGTAATAATGCTAAAAAACGTAGTGTATCTAAACCACCTCCTAGAGTACGTGCTGCATCTGCGTCTGTGGCAGATATTCAACCGGGCCCTAATGCTAAACCACCTCCTAATCTTAAACCACCTATTCCTAATCCTAAACCACCTATTCCTAATCCTAAACCACCTATTCCTAATCCTAAACCACCTCCACCTAAACGGCGTGCTGCATCTGCGTCTGTGGCAGATATTCAACCGGGTCCTAATGCCACGGCTATGACCCGCAAAAACCGACCATTCAATAAAGGTAGAGCACGGTTAACCCCTCGTCAATCGTTAGCTAAAAAAATTGATCGCACTTCAAAGCAATAAGCAATTGTACAAATACTTATCATGAGGGCAAATCCATCTACTCGCATTCGCAAATCGTACTCGCCTCTCAAGGTCCGCGACCTGGTGGATGACCTAGACCAGAAACGTCTTAGCATCCCTCCGCACCAGCGCGAGTTTCGATGGGATCTGAAACGTCAGCAAAAGTTCATTTGGAGTATTCTCAAAGGATATCCCATACCCTCCATGTTGATGAGCCAAGAAACGATGGTCGATCATACCCTTTATATCGAGGACGGTCGCCAGCGTATTACGACCCTTTCTCGATTTCGAAATGATCTCTTTGGTGTACAGTGGCCACCCAATACAGAACTCTTGTGCAAGTACTCTGAACTCACCGTGGAGGATCAAATCACCTTTGATACCACGGACATTCTCGTATGGAAATTCTCCAATGCAACCGCAACAGACCGTATCGAAATCTTCGACTGGCATCAGAATGGAGCGCCTCTCTCAGTGGGCGAGAGATACCATGCACAGCATGCGTCGCCTCTGATCTCGTTCGTAAAGAAACTGTTGATGACGCCTGGGACAGGGTATCATGACCGCGCTGCATCCATCTGGGGAATACGCGGTGATCCCGTGGATGTACCTGATGATTTTGTGTCCAAGGACAAACGTCGTAAATGGCTTTTGGATGCAACGGCTCTTGTCCTTGGACTAGTGTACGGACCTGCAAACATGTCCAAGAAATACAATCCTGAACGAGGGTTTATTACGATGGAGATCAGTGATGAAAAGAAGAAAGCGGTGGAAAAGGATCTTGTGCGGATCCTTGAGATTTATGAGACGGTCAATGCAACGGTTCCTGTCACGAAGCCCGCGAAGTGGTTGAATTACCACTGGGACCCGGGTACGTACACGGGATGTATTGCATACAGCCTCTCTGTTGGAGCGCGGGAACTACATGAGAAATCGCAAGCCAGTGTTGAAAAGGATGACTACGATGACGATGTCTATAAACCGAATTCATTGCGAGACAAGCCCGAAGAGTGGTTGGCGATCAAAGCCAAATGGATCGAGTACATGACCGAAGTGCGACGCACGATGAACCAGAACCCTGGTCGAACCATCACATCTGTGTTAAAGAAGAAAATACATAAACATATGTCGAGTGCACGTGCGTGGGAGAAACTTCGTTGGGAGTACGGATACAAGCGTGTGTTCGGACTACCCGTTTCCGATTCCGACGCAAGCGATGACGATAGTGAGGAAAGTGATGAATAAATATTCAATATCTATACATGAAGGTCATTTATCTTTTTTTTACATCCACTTTCGCCCTAGAGGGCTTCATACGAAACCTGGATAAACCGGCCTGTATCCAATGTAAACACTACTTGCCAGACCCGTCTGACCGATTTGTTTCATCGAATGCAAAATGTAAAATGTTTGGAGGGAAAGATACGCATACAGGGACCATCCTTTATCAGGATGCCATTTCGGTTAGACGCGACGATAGTCGTTGTTCGACTGCAGGGACCTATTTTGAGGCGGAGAGAAACCTGTGTCTCAAACGCGCGGACCACCTGACCCGCCGCACGGTCCCCTTTTTTATCTTATTCTATATGGCGTGGAACGAATTTAAATAAAGGGTATCATACGATGTATGCGTTTTGGAAAAATATTTACCGGTGGCCTCTGCTACAATTGCATCTATTGTATCCCGAACAAAAAGGACCTTACCCTAGAACGAAGCACATGTTCTAAATTTGATGGACGGTATGCAGACCTGTGTCGGTACGACGAGACAAAATGTGGCATGGACGGTAAGTATTTTAAAGAGAGGGGACAGGACCCTTTTCAGAAACCGTAAGATCAAACCATCTGGCTTCTCTCTTGGTTAGAGTAAATCGATTATTTTTTTGAATCGTATCTTTAAACCGGACTTTTGTCTCGGGTTTATCGATGATACCAATACGACCTATGACACCCAACCGACCCATGACACAATGCGAAGTCAAACTCAAACAATGGATCTGCTTGCGTGGATGGGATGTTAGTGTCCATTGGTATAGTTGTAGATTTTAATTTTCATTCTACTCTAGTGAAAAGAACGATTTAAAAAATATATTCTCTTACCTATATGGTATTTGAGTGTGAATGTTGTCATTACTCGACACCGTTCAGGTATGCATTAAAACAGCATTTACTCACCAAAAAGCATCTGTTAAAGATCAAGGATGTTCCAGATGAACTCTCCGAACTCTCTAAACTAAAACTGAAAATAGAAGAACAAGAGAAGTTGATAGAGGAACAAAAAGATATGTTAGACAATCAGACGTCACACATCGATCACATGATCAGCCGGCTGCAACAGATACCGTTTGGATCGAACATGGGGAATACAACGAATAACAATGTACAAAACATTCATATTTTACTTCATCCAGACATGCATTTGACGAGGCTGACAAAATATGATTATCAAGTGATCTTGAAGAAGATCCAGGATAAGGATTACGAAAAGATAGAAAATGGGGAAGAATGATCCTTTTTTAAAAACGCGGTTCCTAAAATATGTTCCGGGCCGACCCCGAGTTTTCTCTCTCTCAAAAACGTCCAAAATTTACGGCTAACCATAAAAAAGTTATGGTGCGGATTTGCTACAAACATGAAATATATTTATACCTATAGAAATGTGTCAAACTACAAACATACGGATTTGTGGCAAAATTAATTTAAACCTATAGGTTCATTTATGGTATATGGTATTTCGCTGTATATCCTGTGCTTTTGTTAGCGATCGTAAGTCGAATTATGATAAACATAATAATTCTAAAAGACATGCATTGAAAATAAATGCCACAAAGTTAGCCGAAGTTAGGTCCCCCGAAGCCGAAGTTAGTCAACCCATCCAAGCTGTTGCATTGCTACATAAATGCAAAGTTTGCGGACAATGTTATCGTCATAAATCTTCTTTGTGCAAACACGTAAAATATTCTTGTAACAAAAACAAGAACGACCTAACGGTTCTTGTACAGGTATTGCATAGTAGACTTATTAAACAAGAACAAAAGTTAGAAAATCAAAATACTAGGTTAGAAACTCAATCGAAACAAATCGAAGAATTGAAAAGAGGTAAATAAAAGATCCTTTTTAAAAACATGGATCCTGAAACATTTTCTGGGTCGACCCTCGTTTTCTCTCTCTCGAAAAAATCCAAAAAATACGACTAACTTGAGCCACGGAAATGGTATGATCGTGCCACAATCATTGTATTAATTTATTTCCAATATGTATTCATATATTTACATGCCACAAATGTATAGAAATACTATATAAATATTATCCTTCTATATAGTATATGGAGTTTCATTGTGCAATTTGTGCTTTTACAACCCATAAGAAGTACAATTTTGAAAAACATTTGAAAAGTCAAAGACATTTTATCAATGAAAAAAGACCGAAAGTTGCCACAAAGGTAGTCGAAGTTAGGCCAACTATAGCCGAAGTTAGCCACACTGTACCTGATGTGCAGACTAAGTTGAAATGCAAGTATTGTGAACAATGTTACCGTCACAAATCTTCTCTGTCAAAACACATCAAATATACTTGCACCAAAAACAAGGACGAAGACCTGAAAGAGTTGGTTCGTCTGATGAATATTCAGATGGAACAACAGAGACAAGAATTAACCAAGACGATCGAAACCCAATCGAAACAAATCGAAAAGCTGATGGGTAAACTAGAGATCAGTGGTTCGTTTAACAATACAACCAATAATACGATCAATCATTTTACTCTTTTGCCTTACCGAGAAACAGATACATCCCATCTGACCGATCAAGATTACAGGTATTGCATCAAGCGAGTGAACCATTGTGTGAAGAGCATGATCGAGAAGGTGCATTTTAATCCTTTAAAACCTGAGAATAGAAACATTTATATCTCTAACATCAAAGACAAGTACATCATGCTATACGATGGCCAAAACTGGAATGTGGCGAACAAGAAAGATGAACTGGACCGACTATACGAAGAGAAAGAGATGATGCTTGAGGAGTGGCTGGACAGTAACCCCGAAGAAGAACTCAAGCAAAAATTCATGAAATACTTGGACAACAAAGACAACGACGAGTGTTTGAATCGGATCAAGGAAGAAATCAAAATGATGATTTACAACAGCCATCAGAAGCTTGCGCTGAAAAATGGAATATAAGTATTTTAATCCCTACGGTTAATATCTAACGCCATTCTATGTTTACCCAGTTGTATCTCTCTACCACCAATCCTGAATTGTCCTTTTCGGAATTGATAGCCAAGCACAGTGGCCACATCTTGATCTCGGCCGTGTTTCATACCGTCATCTATGCAGCGTTTGTGAATATAGTGTTTTTTATTTTTACAGGAGCACTATTGTCAAACGTAGTTAACCAGAGATTATTCATTTTTTTAATCACCGTGATGTTGTTCGGTTACCTGGCCAGGTTCTATCATGTCAAAGATATTTATCATGCCTACCAAGACAAGGGACTGACTAGGAAGCATGCAGATTTATTATACATTGGATGGATTTTTATTGGTTAGCCTGGTTTGATCGATATGTTTCACTTCTTTGGGTGAAAAATGTCGAGCGTCCTTTCCGCATTTGCCTTCGTCCATACGACACATGTCTGCATACCGATCGTTGAACTTTTTACAGGTACTCAACTCCCAGGTATTCTCGCAATAAATTGGGACCACATGTGCGCAGTTCAGGCAGTTTGCCAAGAGGAAATGTACGAACCTCATCTATATAACTTACGGTAACGTGTTTATATTATTTAGGTTCAAAATATTTTCCGAGGGGTCCGCATTTATGTTCGTTCTTTCGACAGAGGTCGGCGTATTCATAGGTGACACGCCGAGTGATTGGCTCGATCTCTCCAAACCTTCTGCACTTACTAAGTTCCGGGCCATTGCGTGGCTCGAAATACAAACAGTCACTGCATTTCGAAAACAGTTTGATATTTGCTCTAACCAGAAAACGCATAAAGAGTAAAAAGAGATGTCTTTAAACAGATAACCTTTTAATCCATAGGTTCGAACTTGGGTGAAAGGATTAATGTGACCTTTTCCTTTTCGTTTGCCTATAATTAATATTAAATCCTGCAGGTAGATATTGTCTCGCCTCTTCTCCATTTTTGTTGAACGTACGTCTGTGACTATTGTGTTTTGGATTTAACATGTTTGCATGTTGGGAGGGACTGCCTGGTAATGCGACAACCACGTCTGTACATCCCTCTATCCTTCTACACGCTAAAATCCCAATGTGTATCCTTGTTGATTTTGTGCTATCTTTTATAAGTTCGATCACGCGGTGCATAGGATACATATATCCTGATTTAAATGTAAATATTTTATGGATTTTCTTGTCTAAACATAGGTAGATACCACCTTCTTTTTTAATGGCTTCATCGATGGAAAACTGGTAAGGTGGACATTTTTTTTCATATCTATCATAAATTTCTAATTGTTTCAAGCAAGCATATTCCATGCTGATGCTTCTGAAATCTGTATTGAGTTCAGAATGATTTCGTGGATTATCTTGAGAATTTTTTTTTATTCTTTTTGTTCTTAGAATACATCCTTTTTTACAGTAATGAAGGATGTCTATTCCTTCAGGCAAGTCAAACATATCA